TTTAAGATCCGTATTAGAAACAGATAAAAATTTATCCGAAGAACAAGTTAAAAAGATGCTAAAAATCTTCAATGATACCTACGGCGGAGCCGAAAATTCCGGTAAAACTGGGGCAGCGGTGGGTGGTCTAAAATTCAAAACCGTAGGTATATCTAATAAAGATATGGAATTTATGAACCTGGCTAACTGGACCATGAGGCATATTGCATCCGCCTATCATACGCCGCCACAAAAGTTATCCCATCCGGAACATACTAACCTGGCCAACATGAAGGCTTTAGATGTGGCATGGAATCGAGAATGTATATTACCCCGATGTGTCCAGGACGCGCAAACTTTAAATGTTACCTTAATACCGCTTTACAAGGAAGAAGGGATCTATTGTAAATATGACAATCCGGTCCCGACTGATGAAGAATTTCAATTAAAGAAAAGAGAATCCAATTTAAAGAATTTTGTCATACCTGTTAATGAAGCCAGAAAAGAAGATGGCATGGATGAGGTCCCCTGGGGAAAAGTCCCACTTGCGCCATTTAATATTGCACCGTTAGGATCGGCTACCGAGCCAGCCAAACCAGCCCCGGCCCCCGGGAAGGCTATTATTTTAAAAGAATATACCGAAGAATTTATGCGGGCATATTGGAATCAGTTTATTAAGCGGGTTACGCCATTAGAGAATGATTTTAAAAGGGGTATGATCAAGCTATTCCAGGAACAGGAATTGAGGGCATTAAGGGCTTTGAGAGGGAAGAAAAGCATAGAGACAAAGGGCGTTGATGATGTCTTACGGATAACCCATGATGAAAGGGAGATATCAAAATTCGCCGAATTTACCTTACCCCGGATAACAGAAATGGTTAAGATTAATGGAACAAACGCCTATGCCGAGCTAGGTGTATCCGGCAGTTTTGACGTAAGCAACCCAAAAGTGATAAAATGGATCAAGGCTCATGTAGGGGATTTAATTAAAGATTTAGGCGATACTACCAAAGATAAATTAAGGAAGACTTTGGCCGAAGGTGTGGCCCAGGGTGAGAAAATCCCCAGCCTGGCCAGCCGGGTAAGCTCGGTATATGATGAGGCCAAAGGCTATCGATCTAAAATGATTGCCCGGACCGAAACGATTGCATCGAGTAACCAGGGGGCATTGCAGGCCTATGATCAGTCGGGGGTAGTTAAGAAAAAACAATGGTTGGCCGAATCTGATGCTTGCGATGATTGTTTAAAATTACAGGGGAAAAAAGTTAATTTACATAGTAGCTTTGGTGAGGTTGATTGCCCGCCCCTACATCCGAATTGCCGGTGTACGATATTGCCGGTTATAGAAAAAGATTAAAGGAGATTAATAAAATGGAAAAGAAAAGTGAAAAAGATGCCATAAATAAGATAATGAAAATTAAGAAGATCCCCAAACCTAAAAAAGGGGATATAATTATCGTAAAATTAAAACAGGAAATAACCGCGGGAACAGCCATGCAATTAGATATGCAATTAACGAAGGCTTTTCCCAATAATAAATCATTAGTATTATGTGATGGCAGAGATTTATTTCCTTTGCCGAAAAAAATGCTAAATTCTATGGGGTGGTATGAACGGAAAAAGCTTATAAATAAAATCATAAAGTGAGGTGAGAAATATGCCAGAGGAAAAGAAAAAAGTAGAAAAGATATTCAAAACATTCCGAACTATAGTAAAAAAGATAGGAGATGAAGAAGGAGTTATAAATATGCTGATCCCCATGTCTACCGCTAAAACCGACCGGCATGGTGAATCTATTGATCCGAAGGGATGGAAGAAATATTTAAAAGACTTTAAGAAAAGGGCGATTCTTTTATCTTCTCATAATTATAGTAGCTTGCAAAATCAGATTGGGGAATTATTAGATGTCCAGGTAGTAGAGGAAGGCCTATTGGCCCGGCCGAAGTATTACATTAACCAGGGTAATCCGGAAGCCGATTGGGGTTACTTTATAGCGACCAAAGGGAAGGCAGCCTATTCAGTAGGATTTATTCCTATAAAATGGGTAGATGCCAAAGAGAAACCGACCCGGACTTATCTCGAACAAGAATTAGTTGAAATATCCCAGGTAACAGTTCCCAGCAATACGGATGCAGCCCAGGGATTAAAGGCCAAAGCGGAATATAAAGAATATGATCCAATCTTAAAAGAAATAATAGATGAAATGATAGAGGATAAAGATTTTTTTATGGGCGCAGAGAAGGCAAAATATGATTGCGAATGCATAAAATGCGGGGAAAAAGTAACATCCGATAAGCATTGCAAAGAGATAAAATGCCCGAAATGTGGTGGAACTATGAGGCGTATTGAAAGGCCGGGGCCAGGGGAAAAAGAATTGGTTACTAAACCGGAAGAAACCGAAAAGTATATCAGAATCCCGGTTAATGATTGTAAGATAACGGCCACAATTGACATAGATAAAGAAAAGGGGATCACAGCACTATATTGCGGGAAAGTTAAAAAGGTAGCCACTTATATATTCGAGAAAGCCAAAGGCTGGACTATGGCTAAAGCCAAAAAGTGGGTAAAGGATCATAGTAAAGTTTTTACTGATTATCTTGAAAAGGTAGATTGGGATGTGGATTATGAGCCGGAAGAAGTTGACTGGGAAGAAGTGATGGCCTCTATTGAGAAGGATGAGAAAGAAGATAAATTAAAAAATTGTGTAAAAATTAAGTATATATATATAGATGATGAAGGAAATGAAATAGAGAAAGAAGAAAATATATTGTCAGTTGAAGGTAAAATAGGTTATTCTTTAAATGATATATATGATATTATAAAAGAAAATAAAGAGTTAAAAGAAAAATTAGAAGATCTTGAATTAAAGGCCGGGGCAGTCTTAAACGCTAAAAATAAAAAGGATCTAAAAACCGCCCAAGTTTTAATTCAATCAGTATTGGATTCTGCTGGAGAGGAAGAAGGCCAGGAAGGAGAAGGAGAAAAAGATGGTAAAAAAGAAAATATAGAAGATGGTAAAAAAGAAGATCCCGGAAAAGATGAAAAAAAAGAAGAAGATGAGAAGAAAGAAAGAGATAAAATAATAACTGAAACCATAAATAAAAAGGTCGATTATTTGGTAGGCAAAGTAAATAAATAATCCAATACAAAAATAAGAACGAAAGGAAGTGATTGAAAATGACAGAGGAAGAAAAAAAAGCATTAGCAAAGTTAGTAGAAGAACAAATGGATAAAGCATTAAAACCATTCCTGCAGATAAAAAGACCAGATGGCGAGACAGACGATAGATCAGAAGTAGAAAAATTATTCCCAACTCTGGGCGAATTTGTTAGGGATGTAGCATGTAGAGATCTTGATGAAAAATCAGCCGAAAGATGCAAGGAATATGTAACGAAAGAGATGTCTATGGACAGCGATCCGGCTGGTGGATATCTGATCCCTATTAAATACAGGGAAGGGATGTTACAATTCTCACCAGAAGAAGCTATCGTAAGACCGAGGGCTTTTGTTATCCCGGCTGGTAGTCCACCAGACGCAGCTTTGGAAATGCCTTATTTGGAGCAAGCTGGATTGACGGATCAAGAACATGGCGATTTATACGGTGGAATATGGTTCTGCTGGACTCTTGAAGGTGCTGCGAAATATAACACCGAAATTAGAGTGTCTATAGTGGAATACAAGCCCAACGAATGGTCCGGATATTGTGTATTGACCGATAAGGTATTGAGGAACGCCAGGCAGTTAGAGGCGATCGTAAAGCAGAAATACAGAGAAGGCCTGATTGGATTCGAGGATTACCATTTCTTACTGGGGACCGGAGTAGGCCAGCCAATGGGCGTGATCCATTCACCATGTACTATCGAAGTAGCCAGAAACACAACCGATAGGATTTTATTTGCAGATATTAATGGCATGATGGATGTATTCCTGGGCGAATCAAAAGCAGTCTGGGTTATAAATAAGGCCTGCAGAAGTGAAATTATTGCGTTAGCGGATGCAGCCGGTAATTCAATTTGGATTCAGGGCAATATAGCCAAGAAGATCCCGGATGTCTTATGCGGTATTCCTATCAAATGGACTTACAAGGTGCCGGCATTAGGGACCAGGGGCGATATCGGACTTTATGATTTCAGTAAGTATATAATCAAAGACGGTTTTGGGCCAGCTTTCGACAAATCCAAGCATGTGTATTTTTTATCTAACAAGACAGCCTTGAAGATGTTTGGAAATGTGGACGGTAAACCCTGGCTGAAAGGATCTCTTACTGCTGATGATAATACTACCGAGATCAGCCCATTCGTAGTTTTAAATACCGATACGGCTTAATTAATATAAAATAAACTTGGAAAGGAGTTGATAATATAATGGGAATGAAAGATTTGGGAGAAAATCTATTCGTATTGGATGCGATTCGAGCAAAGGATCAAGGCACCGGAATATATAATACCAGGGCAAACGGCGCTCATAATGTAGCTGAAGAGATTGATCTGGCCGATTACAATTATCCTAAAGAAATATTAATCCATGTTAATGTTGGCGCACATACCGGAGCAGGAAAGGTAACTGTAAGCGTGAGAAGTGGAATAGCTACCTTGGCATTAACCAATGTGGATTACTCAATGGCCCAGATTACTACAGAAGGAGCAGCAACCTATCACTATAAACCGACCAGAAGATTCATTAATATCAGGGCAGTTGTTGCTACCAATAACGTTACATTTAGTGTTGTAGCTATTATGGGCGCTTTAGGATGGGGCAGTTCCGGACAGGCCTAAAATCCTAAAAAATAAATAGATAGGAGTTTGTCATGAAAGTTAAAATCGGAAGGGATTTCTACGATAAAAAAAATGACAGAATTTATGAGGAAGGAGAAATAGCCACTGTAAATAAGGAAATTGGTTTGTGGATTGTAAGAGAGAATCTAGGCCATATTATTCCCAATGTAAGAGCTGGCAGATCTGTCAATATAAGAAATAACAAAAAAGGCAAGACAAAGACAAAAAATATCGAAGAAGCCCCGAATGATAGAATGGTGAAAAGTGAAAATGTAAGTAAAAAATAAAATAAAGAAAGGAAGGTGATTTAATCATGAAAAGATTAGGAATGATCGCTTTTATCCTGGCTATGGTATTGTGTTTTGTAATGCCGGCTTCTGCTATCAAGATATTTCCTTACAATATGCCGCTGCAGGATATAGTAACCTGGGATAGATTCGATGAAACACTTCAAATAAATAATCCGGAGAATGAAGCCATGAGTGCAGCTTGGCCCGAAGACGTGGATCTTTGGAATTATGATGGGGACTTTTGGAAATATAATTTACCGGATGGAGACGAATTTCTGTTTCAGATAGGCGTAAATGTCGGTGAAGATGATAATGTAGTAACTTATACTTATGGAGAGCCAATATTCGAGGTATGGGGAACTTGCGCAGGGACTTCCGGATCCGTTAATGCTATGCCGGTTTATGTAATGTCTATTTTAACCGGTGAAGGACAAGTAGGAAGGGCAGCCGAATTTGTATTGGCCCCATCTTGCGTCAGAATGGGAGCTTGGGGCAATGCCATAAAAGCAAAACTTGACATGAGTGGAGATGATGTTTTAGGCTCTATCGGATTATTGGCTGGAGTTTGTGCGGAAGTAGTTACTCCTGCAGGGGCTTTAAATGGAACAATAGCTTGCGTGGAACATGAAATAGTTGCAACCGAAGACCTTTCACTTAGCGATGTCATAGGGTCTGCTAATACTTTAAACTTTATGCAGTTTGCTTTGGGTGGAAATGCGGCAGCAGTAACCGAAGTAGATAATCATGGACAGTTCATGATTATAAATGGACTTACACCATTAGCTGGAAATATGCTATCACTTGATTACATTACGCTTAAATGTGCGGTAAATAATTTAGGCAAATATTTAATATTCAGTGTGCTTGAGAATACGATACAATATACAAAGACCGTTGAAAACTTTAGTCTTGTTACCGGTAACCTCTTGGGTGAATTAATAGCTTTGCGATGTAATTATGATGGTACTGGAACTCAACCCTATTCATCTGCATCTTTTCAGACCTTTATTCAAAATGGTGCTACATTACCACCAAATGTACCGATGGAAGCCATATTTACGAATATTGAGGATTTAGGAGCAACAGTAACCGATGCTCATATAATCTTTGGCGTAAGAATGCAGGGAATAATAATTGCTGCTGACTATGATAGATTTTGCCCGTTTAGTTTAAACACTTCTAATAGAATGATTACAGCATTATTTGACATCGCATCTGGTCCGTCGATAGGTATTATATATGATGGCGAAGGTGCTACACATCAAGGATATGTACCTTTATTTGTAGATGGGGGTGGAAGCGTAAGTTATATTCAGGTATATAGTAGTGTGCCTTAAGAAATAAAAAATCTTCGCCGGGTGGTATAGATAAACCCGGCAATCAACTGCCCGTTGAAAAAGACATGGCGAATTAGACGGGGAAGCCCGGGGGGAGTGTGGCCGGGTTAGTGGTAACTCTGAAGGGTTAGTTTACCGCAAAAAATATATTAAAGGAGTAAAGAAATGTTAAACCGTAGAATGAAATTAACCGCAGTATTAGTATTAGTATTTGTATTGTTAATGAGCATGGTGGCCCTGGCGGCCTATGAGCCGTTTAAGGTGAATTTGGGGCTATTTAATAGGTTAGTATGTATGAGCCTATTACCGCCAGAGGGGACCTTCGCAACCCTAAAGATTGTGAGGGAATTACAGATGGAATTGGCCCCGACAGAAGAAGAAAGTAAGGCGGTAGGATTACATAATGATTTGCTTACCGGGGGAGTTAAGGTTGATCCGGAGAAAGGCTGGGATAAGGTAGAAGATAAGGAAATTATTTTCGGAGATATAGCGAAGGGGATAATAGTTGCGGCTTTAGAGAAATTGGAAAAAGAAGAAAAGTTGACACAGCAGCATTTTGCTTTATATAGATGGTTTGTTTTGGGAGAGAAACAAGAGATAATTGAAGAAAAAGAAGGTGAATAAATGGCTTTAGATACATACGCATTAACGACTTTGGCAAATGCCAATAAAGAATTAGGCCTCATCTCTGACGGCGGGGCCGTTGATGCCCATGTTGAAAACCTTATAAACCGGGCTTCCGATATTATCGAAAGCGCTTTGCATCGAAAATTGAAAGTCCGGTTATATGTGAAGGAAAGATATTCGGGGATCGGCCAGGAATGTTTATATTTTAAGCAATACCCGGTCCTGGCCGTAAACCTTGATAATCTGGCCTGGGCTGCAGCCGGGAAAACCGTTACCCGGAATGATGGGGGTAGCTTTGTAAAAGACGGCTTTGCAGATGGCAATAAAGTATTAATTCAAAATTCAGATAGCAATAGCGGGTTACCTGTCTCTTATACACATCTCCGAGCCCACGAGACTAGGCATGATCTCGTATGCCGTCTTCTGCTTGAAAAAAAAAA